CAGGGTGATTACCGACCCAGGCCGAAGCAATTTTACCAAAAAAATTGAACCAATTTTACCGGAAAATTCTGACGAACTTTCCACGCAGATCCGTCAGCCACTGGCAATTTCCGGCCAGGCCACCCCCTCCCCCGTCGACGCTTGCTATCCCCCTCCCCCGGTTGTAAACCAGCGAGATGCCAAGCCCGCAACGAATCCGCTACGTGACCCCCCAGGAGTCGCTCGCTCTACGCAAAGCCGCTGGCCTGTCGCAGCGCACAGCCGGTGCGCTATTCGGCGTTAGCTCTGCCCGCATCTGTAATTGGGAAGCCGGCCGCAGGGAGACGCCCAAGTGGGCGGTGATCCTCTACAAGATCTTGGCGGCAAAAAGACAGGCGCTCATCACGGGACAAGCGCCTGTCGTTGAGTTGGATTAGGCAGCGGCGTTGTAGGCCAGGATCTCAAGGCCCAGCTTGTCGGCCAGATCGCAGATCGCCAGTTCCAGCTTGATCGTGGCCGCCCTGGTGTCGTGTTCCGACCACGTTCCGCCGTCGTTGTTGCCGTACACCGCAGTCCCTGCGGCCTTTCGCCGCTGCGCGGCATCGCTCTTCAGCTGCGCCAGCCTGGCCTTATCCGACGACATCCGCGGCAGACCCAGATGCTCTGCGCGTTCACGCACACAGCGCCCGTCGTAGCCCAGCAGAGTGCCGATCTCCATCGCAGTCAGCACCATCCACTTGTCGCGGATCGTCTCGTCATCCTTGGCGGTCCACTCAATCGCTTGGCTTCTTTTCACTCGTCCCTCCCGTATTCGCCAAGGCGCTTCACCACCCAGCCAATGCCAACAGCCAGCGCCACCCACGGCGTGGCCAGTACGACGATCAAGACATCGGTCCACGTCATCACAGCGTCCCCACAAAAGCCCGCACTTCAGCAGGCAGATCATCCAGCACAGGCAGCACCGGCTTGCCCAGTTCGGCGCGGACACGGGCGTCCCACGCATCCAGCCAGCGTTTTGGCGGCGGTGTCACCACGTAGCCGTCAGGCATCACGATGCGCCACGGGGTCATGCCTCACCCTCTTTCCAGCCACGCCGCGTGGCCTCTGCCATCAACTCCTCGGCGCTCCAGCGCCGGCCGATGTACCAATAGTCCTTGGAGCCGGCCTCGCGTACCGACATCGGGAAACACGCCCCTGGCCCCTTCCGCTGAAGGAAGCGCATGGCCAGCTGAATCCGCGTCACCATGTGGTCACGCTCCATGCGCTCGTTCACATTGAGCTTCATCGCGTTCCACTTGATTGGCTGGCCCCGCGGGTTTGGCTTCTTCACCTCTACCTCAGTTTTCTTGCCGGTGCCGCGCCTGGCGATGTTCCGCTTCAGCAACAGCACACGGCGTTGGTTGTCGCTGTTTTGCAGCGCCCGCTGATAAACAGCGTCCAGCCCCATGCAGCGCAGGCGCTCGCCGAGACGAGATCCTTCGCCGTAGCCGCAGGCGTGGGCCAGGTCTTTCAGCGTCATCGTCTTGGCCATCTCTGCGATGTCGTCGGGGATGACACGTTGCCGCGAACGCGACAGGCCACATTTGCGCCGCCAGTTGGTGATCGTGTTCTCGGCCACGCCGTAACGCTCCGCCAGTTCGGCATTTGACAGCGTTGGCGCCACCTCAATAAACTCACTTGGTATCTTTGCCTTTGCCACTTTTCTCTCCTCTCACAGCTCCTCATTACAAATCGGGTCGGGCCAGTCAACGACCAGTTGATGCGATTCCGAGAATGTTTTCCGCGCCTCGGCCAGCGTGGCGAGATCGCAGACGCGGTAACGAGCGCCTGCCGCGCGCTTTTGGCGACTGTGCAGGAATATGTCGTCGTAGCGCCGCAGCGCCTGCCAAAACTGGCCATCGCTCTTCATCTCCCACTGCCGCTGCTGCGACCCGCGGTAGCTGTCGTAGATCAGGTTCTTGCCGACCTCGACCTCGCCGAACTCCACGGCCGCACCACTGGCCCGGTCGCGAATCTCGCCAGACATCAGCGCCTCGTACAGCCACCGCGACACGCAGTCGGCGCCCTTCAGCTGCTGCTGTTGCAGCGCCTCGGTCTTCGGCGCCTGGCGGATGTTCACTGTCGACAGGTCGAACGTCCGCAAGTAGTGCAGCACTGCCTTTTTTCCCCCACGGTCGTACCAGTTTTGCAGGGCTTCGAAGTAATCGTAGTCCTGCTTGTGCTTGTTCGACACTTCGAACACGGCCCAGCGGCGCTCGTCCGCAGTGGCAGGAACGACCCACTCCTCGTTCGATGTGAAGAGAAGCCGCGTGAAGTTGGGCGTCATGTAGCTATCGACACCCTTGCGTTCGATCAGGATGCGCTGGCCAGTCACCAGATCCTTCAGCGCGCCTTCGGCTGACTTCGACCCGGCCCAGAACGCCTCTTCGGCTTGCAGGATCAGGCAGTCCTCTAAGTGCCGGTTGAACTGGCCGACCAGCTGCTCTTGACGGCTGATGACTTTGTGGTGATGCGGACACAGGCCACCAAGCAGTTCGCCGAACTTGCTCTTGCCTGTCCCTTTCAGACCCTTCAGCACCAGCGCCACGCCGATCTTCGTCATCGGCTGCTGGATGATCTGCGCCGCCCAACCGAGTATCCACCGCGCGTGGTTCTCGTCACCGTTGGCCACGACCACGTGGACGTAGTCGAGGAACGGCGAGACATCGCCCTCCTCGGCCTCGCACGACCAGCCGCGCCACAGGTTGTAGTAGCCGATTTTTTGGCCTTCGGGCAGGAACACCAGGCCACGCGCCGTGCGGCGTTCTGGGTGAGCGAGCCACAGCTTGACCGGGTTCACCATGTCGATCTTCTCTTCCCCCTTGGCGTTCTCGGAGGTGATCGGGATCATCTGGTTGGCGAATTCTTTCGTCAGATCTTCGACGCCGTACAGGTCGATGCCGTCCTGCACCTCGTCTTCGCGGATGACGCAGGCGCTGCCGCTGACCTGTACGAAGATCAGGTCTTGCAGCAGCTTGTCGACCAAGCCCTTCTTGCGTTCGGCCCGCTCGACCTTCTTGGCCTTGCCTTCGATGTACTGCGCCGTCACCGGCTGGGCGCTGGCGTTGCGGCCGAAGCTGCGCCACCGCCTACCGCACTCGCCGTGGACATACTTGCCACCGCCGCTCGACCACCGATCCCACAGCGCCAGGCCTTCGGGCGAGCCATCCGTTTCGTGGTGGATGGCCATGCCGGTCTTGACCCACTGGTCGTGGTCGCAGTCCGGGTCGATGCTATCCAGCCAACCGGCCAGTGCGTCGACGCCAGCGCCCAGCTTTGGGCGCAGCGTCAGCAGATCGTCGTCCTCGCCGTGCGTCACTGACACACCCTTGCGGGCCAGTTCCCAGTCGGCCGGCACGATGCTCTCGAAATACGCCACGAATTCCTGCGCCATCTCACGGGTGAGAACCGGCAGTTCGTCGTGCGGTGTGTCGAGGATCGACCGACGCGGCCAGTCGTAGGGCTTTTTGGTGTCGGGGTGGATGGCGAACGCCACGAACTGCTGGCCTTTGCCCAGCACCTCGACGGCGTGGCGGTTGCCGATGCAGTCCTCGTATTCGTGTGACCGGATCTTGCCGAACGGCTCGTCGGCGCGGAACACCATCAACGCCTTCGGCTTGTTGCCGATGCGGATCGGCGCTTTGCCGATGTTCGTCTCGACCCACTTGATGAGCTTGTAGCTCACATCCTTGTCGCGGCAGTCGATGTCGATGGCCGGTGTGTCCTCGGCGACAACGCCGACACCCGCAGCGGGCATCTGCGCCAGCCACTGATCGATAGTGGTGTCATCTGCACGGCTGTTCTGCCACCCGCTGATACCCGGCGCTTTCTGGCCAGGGCGAATCGGCACGATGCGGTAGCCGTTCTTGAGCAGTTGACTTCCGTGATCCTTCAAGTATGAAGGCATCTGTTTCCCTCCCTGTGTTGCACCCAACTAGCCCCCGTCAGCAATGGCGGGGGCTTTTTTCTTATTCGCCGAGTGCGCGATTGATGTACCAGCGAGCTTTCCGCAGATCCTCGTCGCCTTCGCCCTTCTTGCCAACGCGAGACAGGTACTTCAGCGCGTTGCCAAGGCAGTAGCCGGTGAACTGCTCGCCGGTCAACTTGGCTTCTATGTAGTCTATGGTTTCGATGCCGCCAGCGGTGTAGTGCGCTGGGCTGTTCACCATGTCGGCGGCAATCACCTCGTCGAGCATCTTTCGCAGGCTCACAGCTGCACACCCATCTTGGCGATGCTCTGGCGCAGATCGTCCAACACTTCCGGCACCAGTTCGTGCCACTGCACCTGGCCGCGGGTCATCAAGGACATCTCCAGTGCGCGCTTTACCGGCACACCTTCCTTGATCCACTTGTAGATGGCCTGGCTCGA